GATATATCAATATCCATATTTATACCCTCAGTTTTTTTAATGGAAACTTAATGAATGCAGTCGGCATATATTTTTTTAATTTTTTCTTTTCTTTAATCCACTCAGCAGGAACATCCTTATCGGCGTATAGAAATTTATGCTTCTCACACCACATGGCATACGATGTCTTTGACCCCTTTCTAATCTTCGCTTTGCTATTACTAAACACAAATCTTATGTCTAGATTAGGATGTTGTTCTTTTATGCACAAATGTTTTTTACGATCTTGGGGAGTGAACCTACCTTTTGTTTCCACAATTATTCCATTTGGCAATAAAAAATCTGGGGTATATAACCGATAAGTTAAGTCTTCCCATTCTATTTTTAAGCACTCATATTTTGCGGAGCATTCTTTTGCTTGCAAAGATAAGCGTACTTGATCCTCTAAACCTGAACGATAACCGTGTTTTAGTGCGTTAAGCCGAAGCCTTTTCTTTATACTCATCAGCTATCTCGACATATCCCACGACAGGAGGTTCTTTTGCAGAAGATGGAATTGAAGGACGTTCTATCAAAGAAGGCCAGCATTTATATCTAAATCTGCACCAGCTACAACTAGTGTCTAGAATTTTGTTACCAGTTTCTTTTTTACGGAAAGTTTCTGGAACCGCTGAGAAGCATCTTCTAAATTTGTTACTCTTCAATTCTTTAATTTTTTTACTGATGTCTTTTAATATAGTCTCTTTTTCGACAGCCATGTCAAACGCAGAAATATATTTGTATTCACCTGTAGCTTTGTTGATTACCCACCAGCCTCCGACATCGACACCTAACGCCTTAGAGTATCCAGCTAACTGTCCTACATAGCCAAAGGCATCATGTTCCTTGAGCGTTTGATAATTAACAAATTTATTTTTGTACGACCACGGCGATGCTGATTTAATATCATCAACTTTTTTATCTAATATAAGATCGTGTGTGCCATGTATTTCAGTGCCGTCCAACTTTAGCGAAGACGTAAATCCATCACTAAAATCCACACCCGCCTCAGTCAATACTCCTTTAAAGACTGCTTCCACGATGTCTCCTATAATCATGTTCATCAGGAAGTTGGCGGGGGGATCAACACCGTCCTCTGGACGATTCTTTTCAAACCATAACTGACAGTATGGTCTTCCAATGTTCGACATTCTGAGAGTAAAAACACGCTTTTCACTATTGAATTGTTTATTCATAGCGTCACCAACGTCCTTGATGATGCGTGCTATTGTGCTATCTAACATACCTCTTTTGTTATTACGCACATCTTCCAGATATCTGTGTACTTTGATTTCGGCAGAGTGATTCATACAATCTACTCGTCAGATATATCTAAGAATTCGTTGACTATTTCCTCATCATTTTTAGACACCTTACCAGAGGATTCAGTAATCACGTATTCATTATAATTCTGTATCCAAGTAAGAAAATCATTGAACTTCTGTTGACATGCGTCATCCAATTCGATGGATTGCGTTAGATCTAACTGATAGGTAGGGACATAGTACGTAACCGCTCCCTTGTTGCTTTCACCTAACTCTGTTGCACAGTCTATCCAGTGTTGAATTGAAAGACGTTTATTCTTAGCCATATGATTGATCGGTTCACCAAGTCGTTTGAATCCATCTTTGTTATCAATCTCCCAAATAAAAGGCTGAACGTCTATGTCTACTTCTTCTCCGTTCTCATCTAGCGGGTTTATCAGTTCGACTTCCCCAAGCAGGACACGAACTCTTTTAATCGTTCCAATGAAATCCTTTTCTTTTTCAGGAAGACTTGCGAAGTCTTTTATGAAACCTGCTGGCTTACCACAGTTGTAGCCCCCGGATGTATCGACTAAATCGGAATTGAGATTTTCTGCCATGACTGTTTTTACATAAGCATCTTTAGCTGTCTCGGCTTTCTCATCGTATCGCTTGTACATAAAGCGTTGAACAAAGACTCTGATCTTTACTTCCGATGCGTAGATAAAAGTCTTATCTGGCAGTTCTAGTCGGTACGACCCCGCTGGAACAACCTCGACATTTTTGATTTTGCCTTTGACCTCAGTCTCTCCCATGATCGACTTGTGCCAAATACGTAAGCGGGGCAAGGTAGATGATTTGGCGGGGGCTTTGTCCATGTCTGCGACCATGCCCATCGCTTGCGCTAGTTCAAAGTAATTATCGGATTGTACGCTGACTAATTCATTAGACATTAGCAACCTCCTTTTGCTCTAGCCAATTATATCCTATTTTTGCCTCCAATAAAAGAGGCACATTCATTTTTATTTTAAACCTGTCCAGAATAATTTTATGTAAGTCCATGTTGATCGACTTGATGATTGCAAGCACAGACTCGGTCTCTTTAGGATGCACATCAATCACTACGGAATCATGCACTGAATTTACTAGAACAGATTTTAATTTTTCGTCGTTCAATCGATTGTGGATAGCAATCAAAACAGTCGGCACAATATCTGCGGTGGCAAAAGATTGCACTGGATAATTTTTCACAGCCGTGAAGTTTGTGATCGTGCCATTAGCTCGTCTTTGAACATCTGGGAAGCAGAACTGTCTTCCACTCGGCGTAGTAATTTTACGATGCGTCAAAACTTCCTTTGCTAATTCCTTATGCCATTTAGTAATACCTTTATATTTTTCTGTGAAGTGTTCATAGTAGCGTGCTTCTGCCGCTGTACGTCCGTATCCTGTCGCCCCATACAACGGACTAAAGGTATGCGCCTTACTATCTTGTCTGCTAATAGGTTGACCAGCTTCAGAAATGATCTTCGCTGTGTAGGCATGGACATCAAACCCTTCTGTTACTTCCTTTATTGCAACTTCATCTTGTGACAGAAAGGCCGCAACCCGGAACTCCAACTGCGCAAAATCAGCCTCGACAATTTGCCCCCGATCCCATCGAGACACAAAGACTTTCTTAATGGGGAACGTGCTCCCCCTTGGCATATTCTGCATGTTTGGATCACGCCCACTGAAACGGCCTGTAGCTGTCATGTGCTGAGTAAGGCGAACATGAAGTCTGCTATCACTTTTAGTGAAATTAAAAATACCGTCAACGAAACTAGATAAATATGTATCCAACGCCGAAAGCCGCCGCATGTTCGATAAAAATAAAGCGGCCTCTTCCATTCCCCGTTTGGTAACCACATCTTCCAAATACTCCAAATTAGTTTTACTTACGCTGAATCCGTTAGCACTGTGCCATGCGGCAGTAGGTGCTGTGATTTTCAGCCCTGCTAGTTTATCTAACTTATCTAATACATAACCCTCTCCTTCGCACACACTACAATTTGATGGCTTCTTAAAATTTTCACCATTCTTTTTCTTTTTAAAATACGACCCAGTGCCGTCACACGCTAAACATTTTTTCGCTTTCGTTCTTCGTATAGGCACGGAGTGCGAATTGACAAACTTGCGATACGCATCCGGTTTCATTCTAGAATCATATTTTTCTGACCACAATTTTTTATCAATTGGTTTTCTAGAGTAGATGACCCAAGACAACTGTTCAGGGGAGTTTAAATTGATTGGGGTGTCCCCCATCAAGATGCTGACTTGCTCTTTCAATCCCCGCTCAAGATCTGTCTTCTCCTGTATAAATTCATCTCTGACCTTTTCTAACTCTTTCAGATCAACCTTAAAACCTGTGCAGTAAATTTTGCATAGGACAACACAAGTCTCCATTGTCAGTTGCATCACTGTGTCGAGATCTTTATTTGCAGGACTTTGTAAATCTCTGCACTGATCTTTGTACAGTGCGTTTGTCGTCAATAAATCGTAGTACAAGTACTCTTTTAATTGTTCATACGGAATCTGATCGACCGTATATCCGTCTTTCAAATACTGTTTCAAAATATCTTGCTTTTGATATTGCAGTTGTCTCCGTTCAGCGACTGCCTCTAAAGAGAGAGATTGCTTTATACTTTTTTGCAACACATATTCAGCTAACATGGTGTCCCAAACTGCACCCTCATACTTGAATCCTGTTTCCCATAACCATTGCAAATCATGCGAGGCGTTATGCGCTATCAATAAATCACACTCATCTAATATAGCTTGCAACTGATCGTTGCGTCGTCTGCTGTATTCGTGCGTACAATCGTATTCAGTATGACTGAACGTGAAATGTTGAGGTTCTTTACCCTCACAGATCACTCCAACCATTACGAGTTCATTGGTCTTTTCAAAAGGATCTAAATGTAATTTACCGCCACGTTTGATAGTTGTGTTCTCTACATCTAAAACTACTTTCAAAGCTCTACTTCCTCCACACAGGACAAAGGAACAGGAAAAAACATCTCGCCTTTGTACACATATTTATTCGGCACTTCGACAGGCTCAATCGTTTGAATAGCATGGCTCCAAAACGATACGCCATAAGACGTATCTGCATTCCAAATATAAAATTTCGTAGGAGAGTCGAAGAATTTTTTCTTTCGTTCGGGAAGATGCACGGTAGGGTAGGGAAAAGTTTTGCCTTGCCAAATTAATTTCATTTCGCACTCTGCGTAAAAGGTAAACTCATTTTTTTTGGCGATCAGGTCTTGCGCATATTTATCTGGATTATGTTCTACAACATGTCCAGAATTTTCTAAATGCGCAATCGTTGCCTTCCTAGCTTTTTGATCACACTCTAAAAAAAGAGAGCGATCAAACCTTTTCCTTACCGTCAAACTTCATATCTTCCTATAACATAATTTAAGTTGCACGTAATCCGTCCGTGCCATCCGGTTAGTTTATTTTTAGCCACAGTTATGTGGCGAGTGAAGCCGTCATCCTCTACGCCCTCGACAGGTGGGTTCTTCGCAATCAGCAACATTAAGTCTGCTTCCGAAGCTTTACCTGTTTTACTACCCTCCATCATTGACTGATTTGGATTGACTCTACCCTCTGCTTCTGCCGACAATTGCGACATGTAAAATATTGCACAGTCATACTCTTTTGCTATTTGTCTGGCATGGATTGCGCACATCTTCAAGCCTTCGTGCGACTGATCTTGTGTAAATTTATCTCCAATATCCATGACGATAACATCAGGCTTATACGTTTTGCAAACCGACTCGACCCATTGCATAGAGTATCCAGTAGCATCCAAGATACCTATATTTTTACGTATCTCCTTCCACCGAGCTATCGCTTCAGCTTTAGTATCGGGATCAGCATAGATCTGATCCATTGGGATGCCTGTGCCAGCCGTGATGTATCGAGTCGCTACCCGGCTTTTTGCCTCCTCGTTACACATAATAATGCATTTAGCACCTTGTGCGGCAAACCCATTAGGAGCCGCCACCAACGAAGCGTGAAAGGAAGTTTTACCTGTATTCGGCCTCGCTCCACAAACAATTAAATGCCCATCGCTAATGCCCCGTACCCTTTGAGCTAGTGTAGGTAAATTAAATTTCCACTTTTCCTCTGCGTTGTACTTGAGCAATAAGCTTTCAACATCAAGGTCTTCCCAATCGACACTAACATCTGGCAGGAAGTTATCGTTGTGCGTATCGAGTAATGACCGAAGTGGTTGCAGTGAATCTAGTCTGCCGTTGACATAATTAAATGCGATGTTAGCGATTTGTTTACCCAACCCCCGTTGGAATAATTTAGATAAGACATCTTCAGCTAAATCTGTAGATAAAACTTCTTGCTCTTTGATTTGTCCAAAGATGTCTGCATACTCTTGTTTCTGCGACGATGTTAATCCAACAGAGTTGACGAAGAACCACGTTTGTATTTCATCAACCGAGAGATCACGATTGTATTTAAGCATTGCCTCATCAATGAACGTCTTAATTTTTCCATTCTGTTTAGAAAAAATAGTATGCGGGCATTTGAAATCTTTGTGATTGTCATAAAACTTTTTTTCCAGTAGCTTCTTGAGTAACGCTGTCTCTTCCTTCATCTTTAGCTATCTCATCTGAGTCACAATTTTGTGAGTCTTTTTTATTGAATATCCTTTCCCAATTTTCTTTGTACGCTTTCGAGGGTGCTCTCGAAAAAATTTCCGGGAGCTTCCTAGATTTATCGTTGATCCAATCCTGATTGCGTTTGTCCATTGCGTCACGCCAATGCTTTTTACTCATGGGGTGTATAGTTTCCTTTTCGCTTTCCTCAAACCACGCTGTATGTCTTTATCATCTAACATCCTAAGTTTTTTAATCTGTCCCCAAGCTTTCTTAGATAGCCTAGTTTTACCGTCCCCATGCAAAGTAGTTAAATGTACCCACTTGCGTCCTTCGTACGCATAGACCAGACGATACCCGGAGCCGATGCGAGGAAGCTCTCCTCCGACTACAATTTCATGCGCTGTTCTTTTCATGATTCTTCCCACTCATCTTTTTTTGGATCATAAAAACCGCCCACTTGCTTCATGGCTGATGGATCAGTCCAGTGCGGCTTCATCCCTCTTTGGTTAGATCCCACACCACTTTGTTCTTTGTGGTGGGGGGTTGCCACTTTTTTTGGAGTTTAAAAATCCCCCATGTTGCAAACACACAAGTGATCAACACGATGTGACCAATAATGTTATACCCGATACTCATAAGTTCGTAAGTAAAAATACCAAATGCCACGCACCACATTGACGCAAGTAAGATACTTATCAAATATTTACTTTCAGTAGGACTATTGCGTAAAGCATTTTTTGCAGGATCAAGAATCTGCATTGCTATCTTCAGCATCTAAATACTCCTGAATTGCATTCATAAAATCCACACTGTAATAGCTGGATGTTGCGAGACCACCGTGTGTTTGTGGTTTCAACCAATCTATTACTGATCGCCACTTATCATACGCAACAATATCTTTTTTCCTTTCTGCCTCTCTGGCTAGAAACAAAGCCCACAGATATGCAGATGGCCCTGTCAGACCTGTCGCATCGTGCGTATAGATTAATGGCGGTAGTTTTTTAGTCATTGTTTCTTACACAAAAAAGTTTTTCGTTGCCACAAATATTAGTAAACCCTACGCTTATTTTTGGGTCACTATATAGATAGTTTAACACACCCGCTACACTTCCGAATATAAACACTAAGCATAGAACTATAACTTTATTATCCGACATGCGAAGCTCCTCAAGTTTGCGGATCACTACCGGGGTAATAGTAGCGATCTTCCTGTTGTTTCATGAAGTCTTGAGCCGTAGTGAACTCTAAGTCATTCATACATCCGTCCGTTGATTCTATACGGCGATGTTCCTTTCTTTTAGGAACAGGCTTATCCGGTAGTAAATCGTCTTCAAAATCTTCTTCGTAAATTCCACCACACATTATGCTTCCTTCTTGTATTGTTTCTTAGTCAAGTGATATTCATGTTCAATGATACCCAAGTCAGGATTACCCACAGTCTGTTCCTCGATCCACTTCTTGATCACTTGTCCCGTTTTGAGATGCATGACACGCCAATGCCCCCGGCGAACGTGCTGACGCTTAGGCGTGCCATGTCCCTTGAACATCTTCTCGTATCGTTTGATGCCTTCTGGCTTCGGCAAATCAATCTCAATTAACTTGACCTCGTTACGTGGCAAGTTACGTCCCCACTTACGGGGCAGGGTTTTAACATCTCTCTGCTCTACCTCGTAGATATGTTGTGGGTAATTTAACAAGGCCAGTAGTGTAATCAACAATCGAATATCCCCTGACATCATTTCCATGTTGATGTCGCAAGCCTTCTCAAAATACTCAAGTTGCAGTTTACCATCACCACCTACACCAAACATCTGCGGAAACGAGGCGAGACCTAACGGATGCAAACCGACACCGAATCGCTGGTATATTAATTTCAAGTAATGATCGTGCTGTTGATTGTTCTCAAACAATTGATGATACGTTTTAGATAAGAATATGTTTCTTTCAAACGCCTCTCGTTCTTCAAGATCAGGCGGTAGTATTTCGACACTTGAAGAGGCGTACTGCCAAACCTCACTGACCCTTCCCATCTCTCCACCACGCACCGGGCTACCAACAAAATTCTGATTGTACGGAATGGCAGGATCATGTGATATGTAAAACGAGTTAGGGGGTGTCCAGATTTTGTCTTCCGCACTCAGAAACTGCGAGTACAAAAAGTTTCCGTTAGGAGTCTTCTCGATGAGATAGCCCACCGACTTGTTTGTTTTGTTATCTACAAATCCAAGACGTTCATCAGGCAATAACTGCTCGTATTCCTCACGAATAATGCTCTGTGATTTCTGTGCGTCCCACTCGATGAACATCGAATCGAAGGGAGGTATGCCCAAGTGCAGTGAATCGAAAAGATATTTAGGTTTCAAAAACGAAGCTTTCACTGCATGACGTAGCAAGTTGTCCCCGACAGAAAACTTCGTTGCTTGTATCAGACTACGCTTGGTAGATGACACCGCATACTCACCTTGTTTATTCCGATTGTAGAGAGCTAACGCTTTCTTGGGTACACCTAACCCACCGATGATTTCGTTAGCTAAACTGTGCTCTGGTAAACTCATTGATAATTCCCCCTAGTTTAGTTATGTCTTCTTCGTTTGCGTACTTCAAATCGTCTGAAGCATTCAAAGCAAATGTATCACTCATGTATTGACTCATTTCTATTTTTATATCTATTTCTTTGGGTCTAGCATCAGGATCAAGAGATACAATTAATGTATCTACAATTTGTGGTATGTACCACTTATGAAAGTCTGTCAGTTGTGTACCTAAGATTGCAATGCCAGTAACACTTGAGAACTTTTTGTTCACGACGTATGCACTGATAGCATCTTCAACTAAAACACCAACCTTTCCATTACCTTTTGTGTAAGGCACGGGAGAGGATGCGTAACGTAACCACTTAGGTTGTTTATTATCGACAGATCTACCAACACCATCCACTAATGATCCACGCACATAAATTGGAAAAACAATGCGATCATCTCGCAAGTCATACAGAATGTCTGTTTTATCTATCCCATATTTTTGTACGTATGAACTTATAAGTTTTTCATTAAAAGTTTTAGTTACAAAACTTGGTGGATTCCAATGCTCGTTGAACACATTGTCGTAATCATAATCAGTAGCATTCTGATTGTGGCTTAACAGCGTTTTAATTGTAAACGCCTCCATGTTCACATGTTTCGTGCCAACAACACGACAGGTGTTTTTATAGCAATTGTAGATAATGTTACCTTGATCGTTAGTACAGGTAAATGTGTTACGTCCTGCACAAGAGGGACAATCACCACGATATGTTTGTCCCACATCAAGATTTAAATTATCTATAAATGTATCAAGGTCGGTGTAGCTATACATATTATGTATCCCCCGCCTTGTGTGCATGACGGAGACTACAGGCTTCTCGTGAGCTTGTCAAACTATTTTTAAGATACGGCATAATAGACGCAGGATTACTGTGTCCTGTGACAGCCATCATTTGTGGCATGGGAGCACCTGCTTCTGCCATCTCCGTAGTCCCAGTTCTGCGTAAGTCGGAGAGCCGCAAGTGCTCTGGTACTCCCGCTCTCTCTTTAATTTGTAACGCCCATCGTGAAATGGTGAACTCATTAAATGGAGCCATGTCTTTTACATTAGGAGCCACATATTTACACATACCCACCCGTGACCATTGCTCTCTCAGCATGTCCAACAATTCATCACTGATCGGTATCTTCACATGTGCTCTTCGTTTCGATTGCACCAACTCGACAGTGCCTTCCTCAAAACTGATGTTTGTCCATTCCAGTAATCGAATATCACCCACTCGTTGACACCATTCGTAACACATTTGTGCGATCAACCCGACTGCGTAGGTATCCCATCTGGAGTATGCTTCGTTTAAAAACATTGTGACCTCTTCGGGTGTCCAGATAACACTTCGACGCTCCTCTGGTCGAGTTGTTACTTTTCTCCACGGATTGACCTCCAACAAGTCCCGCCGAATTGCAAAGCTATACATTCTGCGGCACACAGCCATGACTCTGTTAGCTAGAACAGAACCCATGTTTTTATCTACGGCATCAATTACATCGTTGGCTATAGCACCCGAAATATCTTTGCACATAATATTTTTAGGTAACCACCTTTGAACGATACCGAGTTGGTATACGTACTGTTTCTTCGTACTGGGCGATAGATTTTCAAACTCCCTCGACTCAGTAAACATGTTTACAAGTTCTGTGTGTTTAAGTTTTTTCATTGTTAGTCCTCCTCTTTAATCCAATGGAAACATTCATCATGTGGATTATCAAATGTTGTATCACTGAAATCCAAACGAATACGTTTTACTCCTTGGTTTTTAAGCTCCCAAGACATAGGACTTAGACCGGGGTCTTGCGCATAACTTTCAACCATGTACTTAGCCATGTCTTCGTTTTTAGCCTCCACAAAAACTTTGAATACTTTTTTGGAGGTTGCATTTATACTGTACATCGGCATCATCATTCTCCTTGTGCGTCCATCATGTTTTTAAGATTGCTTATGGATAAGCGTAGGCTTTTTGCATGACCACAAAACCTTCCCGTAGTAGCAACCCAATGCTTACCGTCATAGCACACAGACACCCTGTGATTTTGCATAAAATTCATCAGTGATGTGTCGCTACGTTTATGTTCTTTAGCCATCTCGTGTAGATCAGTCATCGCTCACCTCTGTAGCCTCCTGTTCAAATATTGATATGTACCAATCCCAATATTCATTGTGCCTGTGCTCCCGCATGGCTTCTTTGATCTCATGTAGATATCGATCACCCCGCCACTTATTCATGTGGCGAGTACCAATTTCACCAGCAGTCACTACCATTCCTGCATTGATGACCCGGCAGTCTTTGCCGTCTTCATCAATCGTTGCCACTTGATTAAACATCCCTGCATCAGTGTCGTTGAACAGGACTACCCAAAATGGTAGCCCTGTTATGCCGTTGCGATGATACGCAACATCTCTTATTTCGATTGCCATTACGAGACCCTCATCTCCCATCTGTTTAACTTGCTCTGAAGCAATCTCCATGACTCGATATCCTTCCTGTTCATGCGTGCTCTACTGACAAACGCAATCGACACTAAAGAACAAAGAGTCCTCTCTCCC